AGAGGAGGCTCAGTCTTATGTTAGTGAAGTAAGTGCTAGAATGTCTCAAATTGGAGGATATGGTCAGGTAATAACAGGTTATATTAATGCTGCTCAAGGATATGCTAATGAAATTCAATCAAAGATATCTATAGCATCTGGATATGGAAATGAAATATCTGCTAGGCTTTCCGTAGATACAACTCATTATTCTTTCTATGAAAAACAACAAGCAAAATTGCAACAGGATTACGATAAGGGGTTAGCACAATTAAGAGGTTAATATGGAAGTACATTCAATTACAGTAAAACAAATTATTAGTAGGGTAAGGCAAGTATTTCCAGATGCTCCAGAGGCTTATATTATATCCTTAATCAACGATTCTCTAGTTGACCTTGGTACATACTCACAAAAAGCAATGTCGGCTAAATTAGACGTTGTAGCGGATCAAACTTTTTATGATATTTCAGATAGTGGTAAAGATTCGAGTGGAAATGAAATGGGAATCAATAAAATTTATAGAGTTGATATTATGGATGATGATGGTGACTATGTACGAATACCACGAGTATTAGATGGAGAACCTCTTATTTATGATATGACTTCTGAATCAGCAATAAAGGAACCTTCATAATGGCTAGTAATTTTAAATTTCCAGAAGATGAAGTCTTATATTTTATAAGAGGAGATCAGTTAGGTCTTATCTCTAGTCACTCTTCTGCTGGAGAATCTCGAACAGATCGTAAAGCTTATAAAGCAATAGATCATGCAGTATCTAATGGTGTCTTAATACATTATTACGGAAACCCAAATAAGGTTGTCTCTATCAATAGTACTTTAGATGTAGACAATTTATTTCATTCTGCTATTGTACATTATGTAAAAAAATGTTTATACATGGACAGAGCAGGGGTAACTAACGATGGAAATGTAGCTCAAGTATCTATGGGGCTTATGAGTCAGCATGAAAGAGCATACGATATGTTAATTAAAAAATATGGAACAAAGAAAAGAAGTAAAACTGGTGGAACAAGAGCAGTAGTTCCTTCAAATTTTACTTAGGTGTTTTAATAAATAAATGAATCAATTAAATTCAATATATCTATAGAGTATAAATTATAGGAATAAAGTTTAATTTAACCAATATAGAGGCTTTTAAAGCGGTGGTGGAGGAATATAGGATAAATTATGTCAATAAATAAATTTACAACAAAAGAAGTACTAAACAAAGTTCTTCTAGATTCTTCAGGTAATGCAGTCAATGCATTTTCTCACACAACACAAGAAGCCTTTAATGCGGCTTTAGATAATGACAATAGTAGATTAAACGTAAACCTTGTAGGTGGTACTATAGGAGGTGACGTAACTATTAATGGTGACTTAACTGTTAATGGTGATGGTGCAGGTAATTACGATGAAATAGTAAATGGTGAGCTTCATGTAAAGATTACAGACACTAACGCTTTTTTAGTTGAGAAAGCAGATGGAACAGATGTCTTTACTGTAGATACTACTAATTCACGAGTTGGTATAAATGTTCCTCCAACTGTACCTCTTCATGTCTATCATGCAACTTCAAATGGAGTTGCACTATTTGAAAGTGGTGATGCAAGTGGTGGGATTGCTTTAAAAGATAACTCGACTAGTAATAATGTTTTTCTTTTAGCAACTGGAGATAATTTTGGTATTCAGACTGGTGGGGTTGCAAATAGGTTAGTAGTAGATAGTTCAGGTGATGTTACATTTGGTAATACTGCAATTTTTGCAAATAATAAAAGTATTAACTTTTTAAATACAAGTGGAGCTGAAAAGGCAATAATTACATTTGATAGCTCAAACATTACTAAAATTGGAGATACAAGCAGTAGTGGTACACTACAATTAAATGCAGGTAATGCCACATTTGCTGGTAATGTAACTGTTAATGGTGTATTAAAACAATTTAGAGACGATTCAAGCACAGTTGGTACTAATGATGTAATAATTGAAAATGATGGAAGTGGTGATGCTAGTTTAAAATTTAGTTTAACTGGTGCAACAGATTGGTTTGCTTACGTAGATAATTCAGATTCAGATAAATTTAAAATCAGAAGAAGTACAACAGACCATTTAAGTATTGATGAGTCAGGTAAAGTAGGTATAGGAACTGCCTCACCCCAATCTAGCCTCGAAATCGAGCTAGGTGGAGATACAGGCACATACTTTGAGGCTGGTGGAAATGGTAATGATGCATCAGATTTAAGACATTTATTAATGACGGCAAGTACAACAACTAATGCTGGTGATACACACGCTATTAACGCAGAGTCTAGCACAGGAGTATTGAAATTACAGACATCTGGAACAGATAGAATGGTAATTGATGCTAACTCCCGAATCTCACTTAGTAATAATGATAGTGGTACATCTAATACTGTTTTTGGAAAACTAGCGGGTAATGCATTAGATAGTGGTGGAAATTACAATGTAATACTTGGAGACAACGCTGGTAATGACTTGACTACAGGCGATGAGAATGTTTTGATAGGATATTTGGCAGGCGATAATATTACGACTCAAACAGGCAATATTTTTATCGGAAAAAATACTGGTGGAGCTGGTCAACAACTTAGCATTTTGATAGGTAATGATACTGGAAGATTAATAAGTTCTGGAAATGGAACAATTGGTGTCGGTCATAATACTTTGTATATGCTACAAACTGGACAATATAATACAGTTGTTGGGTATGACTCTATGAGGGCTGAGGTTGATGGTGACCGCTCAACTGCTTTTGGGTATCAAACATTAAGGAGTCAAACTGGTACAGATGGAACTGTTGGGACAACTGCTATTGGATATAAAGCTGGATACAATGCAACAAGCGGTATACATGGTATATTTATAGGAGCGGATGCAAATCCATCATCTGGCTCTAGTAACAACGAAATTGTAATTGGTTATGGTGTAACTGGTGTTGGTAGTAACTCTGTAACTCTAGGCAATGCAGATGCAACTGATGTTTATATGTCATCAGACCAAAGAGCTAAGATGCACTCAGGTCAGATAGAAACTATTATGGATAGTAGCACTAATGCAAATATCGCAGTTATAAGAAGTGAAAATAATAGTAATTATTCTGCTAGTATTCTACACGTTACTGGAGACAGGACTACTACAGACAGCACATATAATCTTGCAAACTTTACTAATGCTGGAACTTCTAAATTTGTGATAAGAGATAGTGGAAATGCTGTAAACACAAACAATTCTTATGGTGCAATATCAGATGAAAAACTTAAACAAGATATTGCAGATGCAAGTTCACAATGGGATGATATAAAAGCAGTAAAGTTTAGAAAGTTTAAGTTTAAAAATAATGTTGAAGAAGGATTTAAACTTGGTGTTGTTGCTCAAGAATTAGAAAAAACATCGCCTAATTTAGTTGATGAATCTATTGATAGAGATGTAGATGGCAAAGATTTAGGAACAACAACAAAGTCTGTAAAGTATTCAATACTCCAGATGAAAGGTATAGTGGCTTTGCAAGAGGCTTTAAATAGAATAGAAACTCTCGAAGCAAAAGTAAAAGAATTAGAAAGTAAATAAACAAGGAGTCAAACATGGCAAAAAAAGAAAAGAAGCCAGTCTTGAATCTAGATGACAAAGAGTATATCATTGAGGATATGACTGATGAGCAAAAGATGATGGTAAATCATATAAACGATATTCAGAACAAACAGAATAGTAATCAGTTTATCGCTGATCAGTTATCCGTTGGTAAGGAAGCGTTTATCAATATGCTTAGAGAATCATTAAACTCTGAGGAAGAATCAGAGTAATGTTGATTAGGAAAAGTTCTCAGGGTTACGATTTAAAACTTTACAGGAATACTACTCCGGGTGTTACCCGTACTAAGACATATCCTAATGGTGATGTCGAAACCCTGACTTATCCTAGTCGATATAAATACTTCTTAGTATTAGATGGTGAGATAGTTAGGAGAAGTGATAGTTGGGATACAATTGAGCAGTTATATGTTGATGAGTGTGACTCTAGACATGGTGGTGGAACTGGTAGAATGATAGTAGGGAAACATAAGTTAGTTAATCATATGATAACCAAATTAGGAAGTTAAAATGTCTTTATACAAATACACACAAAAAGAAGCGGCTAATTTATTAATAGGTCAAAATGGTTTTGATGTAATAGGTGAACATGACACTACTGTTGTAAACCCAGATACAGGTTCTTGGATTGCGATACAAGCCTTAGGTAAAGACTCTAGTGGCACTACTGAGTTTTTAAAGATAAAAGCTACTTCTAATATTGGAGATAATATAGATTCCTTTGTTAACTTGATACCCGGTGAAATACTGTATGGTAACTTTAGTGGTATTGTAAATCATACAGATTCTACAGCAGTATGCATAGCTTACAGAGGATAAGAAGAACTGAAAGGCTTAAGAGAAGGCTTATAAATTCTAATAAAAAAATAGGAAAATGGGCATGGATAAAGCAAAAAATAAAAAAGATTTTAAAATTAAAAAATTAGATAACGGAGATTTTGAAGTTGTTAGTACGAGTTATAATATTAGGGTGCATTATATTTATGGTTAGTAGTTGTTCTAATGGTTGGTCTGTAGGAAATATAGACGTTAATGCGGAAGATTCTATGTATACTTTTGTAGAAGTTTTAGACCAAGACTCTACTTCACATTTTTATTCCGATCATATAAGATTCAATACGGATAACTGGTGTTTTGTTCATAGCCAGTGGGAAGTCGTTAGGAAAAAATGAGTGAACAGGTTAAGACAGCTAGAAGCTATAGAGGTGCTATTGTCGATGACAACGCTGTTATATCTATCAATATCCGATGGATATTTCAAGGCATTGCCCTTATTGGTGCTCTGGTCTATGGTTACTATAGGGTTGAGACTAGATTGGAAACATTGGAAAATAAGTTGGCTAATGCTGATCAGCAAATTGGGGATTTACTTAGTAAACATATCGTGGAAGAAAGGGCTGAAAGACAAGAGCTGGCAGAAAAAGTAGCTTTTTATGAAAAAGAATTTAATATTAATCCTTTAAGCTGGGGTAAAAGGAGAAAGAAGTAATGGACATGATGGCAGTATATGGCGAAGCGGGAATGATAGGTATATGCGGAGCATTACTTGTTTATTTAGTTATGTCATTGTCAAAGAAATCAGAATCACAGCAAGAGTCTTTAAAAGAATTAGAGGTAGAAAACAAAGGTCAATCTGAAAGTATTAACAATATGGAGGGTATGATCATAAAACTTATTAGTAGGTGGAATGACAGTGATGCAGTACGGGATAGAAGGTATGAGCAAATGATGGAAGCTATATCAGATTTAGAAAAACAACTGTCAAGAATGGATGGTATTATGTCACGAATGAATGGGAATGGTCGTGGATAATCAAGATTTAATTAGAGTATTAACCAGACATGACGAAAGGTTAAAGAATATCTATTCTACGTTAAATAGAATAGAAGGTCACTTAGGTAGATTAAATGGAAAAGTGGATAGGCACGAAGTTAATATTGCAAAAATACAGACATGGGGTGGAGTTGCTTTAGTTACGTTTCCAATAATGATAAACATAATAATGAGGTTCATATAATGGATATAAAATCAATGCTAGTAAAACTAGCGGAACAGCAAGCAGAAAAAATGCAAGAAGAGGCAATGAAACACATGGAGTCTGATGACTTCTCTGATATGTTGGCTACTAAAATGAATGAGAAAATAAACATACCATTTGTAAAAGAGGATAAGGAACAAAAATTCTTTGAAGAAATGATGGATGTAGTAACTGATTTGTTAGCAGGCGTATTTAAAAAGAAGTAAATCAGTGCCAAAAAGAATATACAAGTTAAATGATTTCAGTGGGGGAATTAATAATTTACAAGACCCTGCTGATATTCAAGATAATGAAGTACAAGATGCCAAGAATGTAATGTTTAATGTGTATGGAGGTATTCAAGCTCCGTATGTTATGACAAACAGCAGTAATAATAAAATTAGTGCTTACAATAACGATGAAATTACTACAGTACAACCCGGATATGGTTTAGGATATTTTGAAACAGATTACACTAGAGATTCTGTAACAGTTGCACAAACAAGTTCTATTGCAGGAGATGATGATAGTGAGGGTTCTGCAACTGGGTTTATTGCAAGATTAAATGGTGGGTTATTAAGAGAGTTAGAATACAAAGTAAGCGGGACTCAACAGAACTTAGCATCTTCGTTTCCGATTGGAACTTTAGTATCCATGACTGCAACTTCATTTCCAGCAAATGGTATTGATAGGTCTGCTGAAGGTATATATCGTGTTGTAGATACAAATAGTAACAATATTGTTTTTGATAGAGCTATGCCTATTGCTATCGAAAGCCCTCCTCAAGTGTTTTGGGGTGCTACGTTAAAAGGTGTTTCTTTAGGTGATCGGGTTATTTTATTGGCTGATCCAGCAGCTCACAATATTGATATTTTTTCAACATCAGCAAATAGCTATGTACATGATTCAAATGGAATTGTTCTTAGGGATTCTGTTACCAGTATTCCATCTAAGGTAAAATACTATAAAGGTGAAGAGTCTATTAGATGTTGTGATACTTCTGATAAAAATGATTGCAAGATTCAATGGTATGGATGGGTTCAAAGAAGACATTTTAATGGTGCAAATAATACTTCTGAATCTAATTCGTATATGAATTATTTTTCTAAAGATAATAATCTTGCTCCTCCAGAAGATGGAAGTGTATCTTCTACAACATCAGCAACTGGTTCTTTAGCGAGTTTTGAGAAAAATCAAGCTACTGGTTCTAGTTCTGCTGCTTCTTTAGATGCTGGAAAAGGCTTTAATATAGCTATCACAACAGAAACGGATGAAGATGGATTGATTGAAAGTGGGGTTTATGAGTTTGCCCAGACATTTATTTATGATGAAAATCAAGAATCACTTCTCTACAAATACTCTCAAACACATACAGTGTCAGAAGAAAATGAGTTTAAAGCATTATCTATTAATATAGCTGCTGTTGGAAAGTTTGAAGAAAGAATATCCGGAGGGAGAATTTACATAAGAAAACAGGGTGATGACTCTGAGTATATCATGTTGTTAGATGTGCATTTAGGAAAAGGTTGCAGAACAAAGTTTTCAGATGACTATACATCTTGGAATAATGACACTATTTCCTTCACAGCAACTACTAATAGTAATACATTGTTAACAAGTGTAAGCAACACTACTCATATTGTTGCTGGACAAACACTTTCAGGAACAGGTATTCCAGATGGAACTACTATCACAGTTGCAAATCAAGACTCAAGCCAAATTACTATGTCTGCTTCTGCATCTGCTTCTAGTTCAGGAGTATCTATTGTTGCAAGTGGAGCTTTTTATGTATGTCCAGATAGAACTGTTGCCAATAACTTTAGAGTTAGAGAGCTTGGATTTATAACTTATGAAGTTATTAATGGGTTTAGCTCTAGTATATTTAGTAATGCATTGGGGGATCAAGGTGAATACTGGAAAGATTCTGTTATTGCAAACAATAGAGTCTTTGTTTGTAATGTAACTATGAAGGATGAGAACACTGGTAATACAAAAGCAGAATCTACATTAAAACCTTATCCAGATAGGATAATGTATTCTATGCCTAATAGGTACGACACATTTCCTTCAGATAATTTTATAGAAGCCTCTAAAGGAGATGCTGATGTTTATGTCGCTATTCAGTCTTATGCAGATAGGTTACTGGCTTATAAAAATAATAGTTTAGATATTATAAATATTAGTGGTAATGATGTTAATTGGTTTCTAGAAGAGAGCCGTCAATATCAAGGAGTTAGCCATCCAGAAGCTGTAAAGAAGACCCAGTATGGAGTGGTTTGGGCAAATGAACAAGGCTTGTATTTATACAATGGTTCTTCTCTTGTGAACTTAAAAGAAAAGAAGATTCGTGATGCTACATGGGCTAATTTTATAACAAGCACTACAGGGATTATATACGACCAACAAGAGTCAATGGTTTTTATTATCAAGAGTTTAGATAATAAAGGTGATGCGTATATGTACGATTTAAAGAAAGGTAATTTTACTTACATAGAAGATTTTGTTTTAGAGACAAATGATGGCTTAACAAACTCTGTAGATACTGATGATAATAATGTGTTAATAGGTCACGATTCTGGAAGTTCAATAGATATATATAAATTAAATAGGTTGGTTGTTTCTACCCAACCAAATATAGAGTTTCAAACAAAAGATTTAGATTTTGGTGATCCAGCACAAGTAAAGAAAATATATTCAGTTATCATCACTTACAAAGCTAGTGGTGCATTAACGGATAAATTTACATTAGAAGAATCAGATGGGACATCTCATGCTCTTTCTGGAACAATAAGTGCATCTGCATCAAATTGGTCTGTCGTTAAACTTACCCCTTCTTCTCCTGTAGTTTGTAATAAAGTGTCTGTCCGATTAGATACTGGAACTGATGCTCGTGGGGTATATGTAAACGACATAGGTGTTGAGTTTAGATCAATTTACAGAAAGGGTGTGTAGTGGACAGGTCTTTTCGGTACTTGTCTGGTAAGAAACAAGATAAAATTAGAGTAGTAAAATCACAACCATCTGTTCAGTCTATGAGGGATGGTCAAGAATTATTATACTTAAATAAGAATGGTTCATTATCTAGGTATAGAAAAGAAAGAGGTAAGTTGTTTCAGTCAGATATGACAAGTACTGGAAATCAATTTATAGAAAAAAAATTAACAGCAAGTAAGTTAGAGTACCGTAAGTCTTTTATTGACTATAGAGTTTTTAAACATAGCTTTACAGATGATTTACCAGCAACAAAGATATATGTGCCTTGGCAAGGAACAGGAGAACAAACTACATTATTGGAGTCTAGAAGTGGTTTCTTAGCTCCATTTAATATGACCTGTCATAAATTAATTATTAGGACTCCGGCTTTAGATACAGCAGCTACAGATATTGTTTTCGGTATTGATAAAATAGATAACGGAGACACATCTATAGATTCTGTTTGTACTTACGATGCTACTGATACTTGGTCTGATAACACAAACTTTACAATTACAAAATCCGAATGGAGTGCTCCTCCTAATATTCAATCTGGAGACTTAGTGGGTATTAGTATGCAGGCAGATAATACAAATATAGTAACATCAGAAAAACATTTTCATTTAACATCTGTATGGAGAATGGAAATACAAATATAAATATTTATTATATACTAAAAAATATATTAAATTCAAAGGAATTTTATTATGAATTACGACCCTAATAAAAACAAAAGCATGGGCTATGACCCGATCCCTTCCACTGGAAATAACACTGGTTATTATATGGGTCAAGATTCTAACCTTATGAACATGATGCAAACTGGTGGTCAAGCTACTAGAGGGGGAGCTGCTTTTGCAAGAGCTTTACAATTTCAGAAAGATCAAGAAAGGCTTGATGAAGCTGCGGAAAAGGAAGGCAGGAGACAAAAAAGAGGAGGTTTGTTTGGTTCTATAGGAGGTTTGTTAGGCGGAGTTGCCGGAGCTGCTTTAGCTCCTTTTACCGCAGGTGTTAGTATTCCTGTTGCTGCTGGTATTGGATCGGCTTTAGGTAAAGGTGCTGGTGAATTTCTAGGTGCAGGGAAAGCTACAGAAGTAG